CGATGGAACCCACCTGCGCGGTGCCGCTCGAGATGTACAGCTCGTCGGCTGAGGAGCCAATCCAGTACGCGGCGCTGGCCATTAAGCCTTCGCACACGGCGACGATGGGCTTTTTACCGCGCGCCTCGAAAATCTGGTTACAGAACTCCTGCGTGCCACTGACCTCACCACCAGGCGAATCGATCACCAGCAGAATCGAATGGACCAGCGGGTCCTGCATGGCCAGGTCGAAGTCGCGCTGCAGCATCTGCGTCGACGTCCCTCCACTGAGGGCAGACATTAGGTTCATGCGCTTTGCGAGCACGCCGTCGATGGCCAGGATGCCAATGCCGTCGACCACCTCGAGCGCCCGGTACTGTTTGTCGAGCGGCCTGCCCAGCTGCGCCTCGAGCGCCGCGATGTCAACCTTCTCGCCGTGCGCATGACGCTCGTAGAGGTCGCGGATCTCCGCGTACTGTTCGGGAGCGATGGCCCATGGAGAATTCAGAATGTCGATGACGTTCATGGTTTGGTCTCGTCCTCTCCGTCGCCTTCGGTTTCGTCGGCTTCCTCGTCCTCTACATCTTGCGAGGGCTCGTCGTCTTTTTCGGAACGCGCGCCGGGAGCGCCCTGAGAACCCTGGGCGGCTTGTCCTTCACCGGGCGCGCCACTTTCAACTGCTTCATCTTTCACCTCACTCGCGACTGCGGCTTTACGAACCGGGGCAGGGGCAGCGGGAGGGGTGTTCGCTGGTTTCGCTGCGCCCTGGCCCGGCTTCTGCGGGGCTGATTTTGCTGGCGTAGCCGGAGAAGCACCTCCGCCGCCTGGTTGCCCGGCAGGAACTGGTTTCTGTCCTGGTTCACCGGTGGAGTCGGGAATCGTTTCTTCCACGGTGGTGATCGTCTCGCGCTGCGCGGGCGGGCCCACCTGCGTGGTGCTCGTGATGAGGCCAGCCTTCACCGCGGCGGCGCGTTCCTTGGTTTGCTGCTTCAGGTTGTCGCCCCACAGACCGGCATTCAACGCCATCGTTTCCTGAGCGAGCGTCGACACCCGGATCTCCAGGCGCTTCTGCGCAGCTTCAACTTCCTTGACCGGGTCGATCTGCATCGGCTGTTCGCCCAGCCACTGCGACTGCAGATAGGCGGAGCGCATCGTCGAGTTCGCAAAATAGCCGGGCGCTTTGATGCGACCGATGGAAACCGCCTCATCCATCCACGCTTCGTAGATCGGCTGGCAGTAACTATCCGCAACCCAGGTGCGTCTGTTCCGAAAAAAGCGCCACGCGTCGAGCAGAGCGGCGCGGCTCGCGGAATAGCTCGCGGTGAAATGTTTGATCAGTACCTCGAAGGGCAAGCCCAGGGCGATGCCAATCTGCCGGAGAATCGACTGCACAAACAGGTCGTAGCCTGCGTTGGGCCGGTTCGGATTCACGGTGGTGATGTCTTCCCCAGGCCCAAGCTCGATGATCGCGCCCGCCGCCAGGCCCACCTCGTCGTTCGTCATTCCGGAGTTCGAGGATGTGGAGCCGGAACTTTGCCCGGTGAGGTTGGGCAGCATCGGAGCGACGTCCTCGCTCTCTTCCGTCTTGATGAACACGGTCAGCATGGCTGCGACCACCGCGGCCATCACTTCGGCTTCGGTGTAGCGGTCCAACTGCTTGATCGTTTCGATTACGGGAGTGAGGTACGGAATGCCGCGCGTTTGCCCAGGCCGGGTCTTGTCGAACAGGTGGATCACGTTCCTGCGGTTCGTTTTTGTGCCGAAGGCATCGTACTTGTCCCATTTCTGCAGATTCATCCGGTCAATCGAGCCGGGGTGCCGCTGCATGATGTGGTACGCGAGCGGCGCGCCAAATTCGTCCATCTCCACGCCGCCCGTGAGGGTCGTTGTGTTGGCCTGGTTCTGCGGGTTGGTAAGGCGGTCGGCCTCTATCACCTGCAGCCGGAGCGAGTAGGGTGAGCGCTTTTTCTTCCCGTCCATCGGCAAGAGACAGATCACGTCGCCGCTTTCGAGCGCGGAACGAAAAGCAAGGTTCTGCAGGCCGTAAAAATTTTGGGTACGCGTGACGTCGCACTCGGTGGACTCCGCCCAGAGCCGGAACTCGCGTTCTGTTTTTGACATCCACGCGGACGCCTCGTCCTCGGTCATCTTCAGCGTCTCGGATTCAATCGCGCTCTGCAGCTGCAGGCCGGAGCCGATGACGTTCTGGCAGACCGTGCCGATTGCGCCGGTCGCGAGAGGGGCGTTCCGGATTAGATCGCGGGAGCGGTCGCGCAAGAGGGGAAGATCGAAAATGATGTCCGAGTCGGCGCTGTTGGTGCGGAGCCGCCACTGCTGGGTCTGACGCCGGTTGGTGCGCGCGCCGGTGTAGCCGCCTGGGTAACTTCCGCCGCGGCCTCCAAACCATCCGCCGCCCATGAACCCGCCGCCGCCCCAGCCGCCCATCGCGAGCAGAGCCTTGTCCTTCATGCGCTGCACGCCCCATTGTGGCGAAATGTACGAACGGACCCGTTCGTACAAATTGGGTTTGATCTGCTCGCGGATGGCAGCGAGCGCGGTACCAGGGGTGAGCCGTGGAACTTCGCGGAGGTTCATGCTGGGCTGCGCGCTCATGGCAGGGGCACCGCACCACGAATGCGAATGCCGCCGCGCGCGGCGCGCGCTTTCAGAACGCCGATACGCTTGTCCAGGTACTCGATTGTGTCGCGTATTTCTTTCAGGTTCCCGCGGGTGAGAGATCGCCCACCGATGGAATATGCCTGCTGGCCGGAAACAATTGCTAACTCAGCAGTCGTGAACGCGTCGTAACGACGCAGCGCCTCGGTGAGCGGATCTGAGTAAGCAACCATTGCCCACGAGAATGCACGCTTTAAAAAATGCTGAACAGACGCAATTGTGAAGTGCGGGGCACGTGCGGAGCTTTTCTACTGCACTCCGCGGCTGCGGAATCGGCGCTTGCGGTCGGGAGCGAGCGAAGTCAGACCTTGCTTCGTGCGGTTGATGGCCTGCGCCAGGAATCCCAGGTCGCGGTAGGTGACCGGATCGCACACGTTCTGCAAACAGAACAGCGCCGCATAGCAGTAAACAGTGAGGTCCAGCGCCTCGTTCCGGTTGTGGGTCTTCACGTACACCGCCTTGCGCGTGCGGGTGCGCTTGTCGCGAACGGTGATCTTCTTCTCGCCCACCAGCTGATCGAAGAACTCCTCGGTGACGCGCTCGTGGAAGTGAATATAGCCAGGACCAGGCTGCGGGATCTTCAGCCGAGAAAAAACTCGGTCTTTGGCCGCATAGGTCGCGATGGTAAACAGGCGCACGCCGTGCTTCTTCGCGGTGGCCTCCGCAACCAGGCCGGGCTTCGACAGGTAGTCGACGCCTTTGGTCGCGAACACGCGGCGGCGCGCACCCTGGCGCGGGAGGACGAAGTCGTAGACCGAATCCGACTGCGAGCCGGAGTCGACGAAGGTGATCGCGGGCGTGAGCATCGCGCCGCTCTGGTGCTGGCGCGGTTCCAGCAGAAAGTCGTCGGCTTCGTCCCACGTGCTCTCGAGGCCGGGATCGTCCCAAATGATGCGGTGCTCAATGAGCCACGCCTCCTCTCCCGCCCCGAACCCCATCAGTAAACATTCCAGCCGGTTCGCCTGCACGTCGATGGCTCCGACCAGGACCGCGCAACTTGCGGGCACCGCCGCGGCGTAGGGCTCCTGGCGCTTCAGCAGAGCGTTCGCGTTGAACGTCTCACCCTGCTCTTCCCATGTTTCCCCCAGGCGGAGGTTGATGAACGCTTTCAGCTTCTCCGGGTTTTCCTGCGCCTCCGTCCACTCCGTCGCGAGCTCGCCCCACACATCGTTGCGCCAGGCGGAGTACAGGGCGTTGATGTAGAAGCCCACGATGCTGCGCCGCTCAGGGAATTTAGCAACCCACTTCCCACCGGCCAGCATGCTGCGCTTGTAGCGCTCCTCGATGCCTTTACGACAGCCCCGGCAAAGGAAACGAACGGAATCCAGAACAGGCTCGCCGTCCGCGTCTTTTTCCCAGATAAGCAGGTACTCGCC